CCCGGAAATTGCCGATGCGGTCGAAAAAAAGCCTGTGGATAAGTCGGCGTCTCCTGATCCAGAAACCGTTCTGGCTGATCTGAAAAAGCAGATCGAAGACGGCAAGGCGAAGGAACAGGCTGAGCGAGAAGCGCGGCTTCGGGCTGAACAGTACGCGCAGCAAGAGGCGCAGTTACGTGCTCGGGCCGAAGGCAAGGCGCAGGACAGCGAATTGTCAACCGTGCTCAACGCGATCGAAGCGGTCGAAGCTCAGGGGCAGGCGGCCGAGCGCGCCTATGCAGATGCGATGGCCAGTGGCGATTGGGCGGCGGCGGCCAAGGCGCAGCGCGCTATGGCTGCGACAGAAACGCGTCTCCTGACGCTACAAAACGGCAAGGCCGCGATGGAAGATCGCGCCAAGCGTGGAACGACGGAGGGGCGTGTCGATGCGCCGCAGGTCACGCAGCAACCGCGTAGCGTCGATCCTGTCGAGCGTCTTGCATCGCAGGTTTCGCCGCGCGCTGGCGACTGGATCAGGAAGCATCCAGAGGTTGCTGGGAACGTGGCCAAGCTGTCGGCCGCGCATAATTTGGCTGTGCTGGACGGCCTGACGCCTGACACGGACGAATATTTCCAGTTCATCGAGGACAAGGTGTTGAAGAAAGTGGAACCTGCCTCATCTGCGACACAGCATCAGGAGCGCCGACAGGCAACCGTTTCGGCGCCTGTGTCTGGTTCTCCCGTGCCGCGGACCAGTGGAGCCGGGGCTAGCACTGTGACACTTTCTCCGGCCGAGCGCGACATGGCCCGGTCGATCTATCCCGAAATGTCGGCTGCTGAGGCCGAGAAGCATTACGCAACCAACAAGCTCGCGCTGATTCGCGAGGGAAAGCTGGCAGGGTGACGCATGTCCGATCTTGAAATCACGAAGCGCGGCCCCGGCCGCCCAAGAAATCCTGTCATTGAGGGTATGACGGATTCTGGAATTGATGATTCAAAGGCGCGCGCCGAAGCGCGTCTGCGTGAAATCCGGGGGCAGGCCAACGCTGGTGCGGGAGACCGCGACAAGTTCTGGGCTCCGCAGGCTCCGGACGGTTGGAGTTACGAGTGGAAAACGAAAACGGTGCTCGGACAAGAAAATCCATCGTATCAGGTCGAACTGATGCGTCAGGGTTGGGAGCCGGTCCCGCTTTCGCGTCATCCCGACATGATGCCGGCCGGTTGGCGCGGCGAGTTTATCGAGGTCGAGGGGCAGGTTCTCATGGAACGCCCGGCGGTCTTGACAAAGGAAGCGCGGTTGCGCGATGATGCTGCGGCGCGCGAAGCTGTTCGCAGCAAAGAGGCGCAACTTGGGCTGGCCAACAAGGGCGATTTGTCCCGAGACGGTCGGCGCGATGTGAAGCTTTCGCGGTCCTACGAGTCGATGCCGGTTCCGGCCGACGAATAAGGATCGAAACGGGATGACCGCGCTGGTCGTCCCGTCATCTTCCGACCCACGCCGGGTTGGGTATTCCTTCCGTTTCAATGGTCATCACGCTGATGGCTTGAGAACCAACCTCTGAATGAGGCTGGTCATGGCCAACACTGCGGCCTATTTCGGGTTCCAGCCCGTAGGGCTTTCCACGGGCGCAGCGCCCAATTTCTCGCTCACGCAGCGTCGAATCGCATCCGGCAACTCAACCGCGATCTATCGCGGCGATCCCGTCATGCCGGTCGTTTCGAGCGCCAACGGCTACATCACGCGGGGCGCTGCGGGCACCACGCGCGTCGATGGCATTTTCTGGGGCTGCGAGTATCTCTCGGTCAGCCAGAAGCGGATCGTCCGCTCGATCTACTGGCCAGGTTCCGACGCCAGCGGCGACGTTCTCGCCTATGTGATCGACGCGCCCGGATCGCGCTTCAAGGTGCAGGCCAACGGCTCAAGCATGGTCGTGACTGGATCGACCACGGCATGGACCTCTGGCCCGGTCGGCCAGTACGCGCAATTTGCGATCGGGACCGGCTCGACCTCAACCGGCATTTCCGGCGCGTATCTCTCCGGCGTCGGTACGACCGTCACCTATCCGTTCATCGTTCTGGACATGGTTCAAGACCCTCCGGGCCAGAACGGAACCGACCCCACGACGAACTACAATTTCCTGATCGTCGGCTTCAACAATGAAATCCTGCGCTCCAACGGCGCCGGACCGACCGGCATTTCGTAAGGAGACGGGCAAATGGCTGTCAATCTTTCCGCCATCCGCGACCTTCTCCTTCCCGGCCTCCGGGGCGTCGAAGGGAAGTACGCGCAGATTCCCACGCAGTGGGATAAGGTGTTCGAGACGACGAACTCGAACATGGCGCTGGAACGCACCGCCGAAATGCGGTTCCTTGGGCTCGCGCAGCTCAAGACCGAGGGCGGCGCGGTTCAGTTCGACAACAACGCCGGCGAGCGCTTCATCTACAATCAGGAGCACATCGAAATCGGCCTTGGCTACGCGATCACGCGCAAGGCGATCGACGACAACCTGTACAAGACGCAGTTCGCGCCGACGAACCTGGGCCTCGTGGAATCCTTCGCGCAGACGAAGGAAATCTACGGCGCCAACCTGCTGAACACCGCGACGACGTATAATTCGGCCATTTCGGGCGATGGCGTCGCGCTGTGCTCCACGTCGCATCCGATCGACGGCGCGACCTTCGCGAACCGTCCGTCGACCGACGTCGATCTGAACGAGGCCACGCTGCTCAACGGCATGATCTCGATCCGGCAGAATTTCAAGGACGTGGCCGGCCTCAAGGTCTTCGCCCGCGGGCGCAAGCTCGTGATCCCGCCGACGCTGGAACCGATCGCGATCCGCCTGACCAAGACGGAATTGCGCCCCGGAACGGCCGACAACGACGTGAACGCGATCCACACCACGTCCGGCGGACTGCCGGAAGGCTATCTCGTGATGGACTTCCTCACGTCGAACTACGCGTGGTTCCTGCTGACCAACATCAAGGGCCTCGTGCACATGAAGCGCGTCGCCTACGAAATGGACATGCAGGTCGATTTCACGACGGATAACCTGCTGGTCAAGGGGTACGAAAGGTACAGTTTTGGATATTATAACCCTCGTGCCCTGTGGGGCAGCTTTCCAACATCTTGATTGGAAGGGGTTTTTCCAAAATGACCTGCGGCCTTGACAATATGCCAATCATGAAGGATAAACGTTACGTTTATCCTTTCATGGAGGGCGGTCTGATGGCCGACGGGGGTGAGATTTCTGTTTCGGAATTGCGTGAAAGTTTGTCGTATGACGCGCAAACCGGAGCGATCATGTGGCTTGTAAGTCCGGCGAAAAACATTTTTGCCGGCACCGAAGCCGGGTGCATCAAGGCGATCAGGTCATCCCGTAAGACGGGAGAATCGAAGTCCTATCGGTATATTCGGGTGCGAGGCGCAAATATAACTGCGGCGCGCGTCGCGTGGGCGCTTCATAACGGAGCGTGGCCGGTCGGGCGCGTGTATCCTCTGGATGGAAACCCGCTCAATCTGCGGGCCGAAAATCTGGCGGAGAGAAATGCGGTTCGCGGTGATTTCGATCATGCGGACCCTGGTGACCGAGCGCTTTATTTGCGGGAGCATCGGCGGTCATATGACCGAGATTGGAAGGATTTTGATCTCAAGCGGAAGTTTGGGATCAGTCTGTACCAATATGGAGAAATGCTTGTGGCGCAAGGCGGCAAATGCGCCATCTGTGGCGGCAAGGACTCAGGTTCCCGCAACGGGCAGCCGAAGTCTCTTGCGGTTGACCACTGCCACGAAACTGGCAAGGTTCGCGGACTGCTCTGTGAGGCTTGCAATCAGGGTATCGGAAAAATGAAGGACGATCCTGTCCTTCTCCGCAAAGCTGCGGATTACATCGAGTCGCACAGAGGGAGTTCTTCCCATGAAAAGCATTGATGCAACGGAGGGGGCGAGCTAATGACGATTACCGCTTTCTCCGGCCCGGTGATCGGGTTCGGTCAGAACCCGGTCGGAAGCGAGTACAATCCCGACCTCGGGCCGTCCCTGTTCTGGGGCGGCGCCGGCCTGATGGACCCGCGCCTCGCATATGCGTATCAGCCGGGCAAATCGCGCAGTTCCGGAACGTTCGGGTGGCTCGGGTTCGACAACATCACGACGATTTCGGCGGTTCCCTACACCAAGGCGGCCGGCGCGATCGTGGCGTCAGCCAATCCGACCGGCGCGACGCTGACACTGGTGTCGGCCAATTCGGCCACGACCGGCGTCTATATCACGCCGTCGATCACGCGCGCCGATACGGGTCAGATCGACACGAACGGCGGAGCGGGCCTTGTCGCGCTTGACGCCTATGCGTCATGCACGGCTTCGTTCTCGAATGGCGTCATGACGATCACGGCCAACTCGGCAATGCCGATCACACCGGGCATGGTCGTTCTGACGACGGGCGGCACGGTGAGCCAGGGAACTGCGGCCGGAACCGTCATCACGCAGCAGTTGACTGCGGGAACGGGCGGCCTCGGCGTCGCAGGCACGTATCAGACGAACAGCAATCTGACGGCGACGTCGGGTACTGTGACGCTGGCTCTGGCCAATCCTACGCAATGCGCCGTTCCATTCGGGCAGCCATTCAATGTGCGGCTGTGGAATCCGATGGCTCTGATCGGCCGCGCGGTTGCGGTAACCGCTGCGGCGAGCGCGACCTACGCCACGGCGACCGTCTCTGGCTATGACTGCTACGGCTTCCCGCTGGTCGAGGCAATCACGCTTTCGGCCGGTTCGCAGGTCTCTGGCAAGAAGGCGTTCAAATATATCAAGTCGGTTGTGCTTTCGGGCGGAACGGCCGATACGACGCATGCCTATTCGGTCGATACGACGGACGTGTTCGGTTTGCCGCTGCGCTCCGACTCGTTCGGCGACATTCTGATCAATTCGGCGACGAGCCTGACTGCGGTGACGCTGATCACGGCGGCGACGAGCTATCTGCCGGCGGATCGCACGGTGGCGA